GTATAATTATGAATTACTTTTCCTGTAAAAGTTCCTCCAGTTAAAGGTGCTAAACCAAAACCTGTAGAAGCAACAGGACCAATTGTGACATATCCATTATTAGCAGCATTTCTTATTTTTAGATTTCCATCAGATGTATCAACATGCCATTGAAAAGCATAATTAGTTGTTAGCGCTCCTGATTTACTGTTATTAGATGCAATAGCCTGGAATAAATTATTTAAGTCAGTTCGTACCGCACTTCCAGTTCCATTATCAATTATAAAATCGTGTTCAGCCATTTACGAAAATTGATTTATTAACATGATACATGAATTTCTAACCTTTACCAAAGCCTACAGCCTGATATGTAAAATTTCTGTCAATACTAGCATTTGATGAATTTTTAAAATGAACAGTAAAACCTGTTCCAGAAATATTAGTAACTTCAAAATAATCTCCAGACGCCATATTTTGTGCATTAATTCCTATAGAAGGAAGATTACTATTTGCACCCAACAAAGAAGAAGTTCCTACAAAAAATGGATTAGTAAAAGTAATAGCTTTAGCACCTGCTCCGCTAGCAGTTACATTTCCCTGTTCTGTTCTTCTTTGTAAAGATGCTGTATATCCTAATTGTGAAACTTTTATATCCTGGGCAACATCTTTACTTGTTAATTTTGCTCTGAATTGAAATCCTCTACCTTTATAAGTACCATTAGCAAAAGTTTGAAAATCAGAATAAGTAGGAGAACCTGAAGAAGGATTATCTTGAGTAACTCTTACTAACATTTCAGCATTAACTTCTGTTGCTGTAGCTCCATCAAAATCGCTTATATCATCTATTAATCCTCGAGAATCAAATAAATCTGAAGGATAAAATGCTTCAGTTAAAAAATGTCGTTTTAAATCTAAACTAAATACTCCGCCCAAATCTAAAGTATCTCCACCTGCAGTACCACCAAAATCATAAGTTCCTTCTGGAACTATTCCACCAAAATCATCTAAAGAACCAACTGCATCAAAATCTGTAATAGTATCAAAAGTTCCACCTCCTACAAGATTTAAAGTATTAGTAGTAGCATCAAAAGCCACATTAGTTTTTGTACCCTGAAATTTAGGACTATCTAAATCTTCTCTTCTTGTCTGTGTTATTAATGGTGCCTGATTATCAGGTAATTCAATAATTACGCTTGTTTCTCCAGGACAAAATCTACCGCCATCATCTCTAAATTTTAAAATATATTCTCCTTCTAGATATGGAACTTCTGCAGCAGTTGTATTACCAGCTAAAGCCTGAATTAAATCTGTACTATTTGAAAATGTTCCATTTCCATTAGTTAAAGGAGAATGTCTTACATAAACTCTTCCTCCGTGTGTCACGTCTAAATCTGTTGATAAATTCCAGCGTAATCTTACTAATTTTTCATTTATAGGTTCTGCAGATAAACCAGTTACATTAGAAGGCAACGCAGTCTTACCAACAGCATTAAAAGTTAAATCAGCTGAAGTAGCACTTGTTTGTAAAGCAGTATTATAACTAAATACTTGAAATTCATAAGTTCCAATATCAGTATTAAATATTTCAAAATCAGGTGAAGAAACTGTAGTAGAAATAAAATTACCATTATTAAATCTGTAATTAACCTGGTATTGAGTAACACCTACAATTGGTTGCCAACTAAGAATTAATTTAGAAACTGCCTGATTATTTATTTCTACAATTTTTTCTTCTGCCTGTAAAGCTGTTGGAGGGTCTTTAGGTAGATTTAATATTGATACAGTTCTAGTTGGTAAAGTTGCACCATCTTCAATAAAAGTATATTTTTCATTTACATAAGATAAAGCAGTAATTGAATAGACTAATCCTTCCTGCTCTTCTACAGTAATAACTCTAAATTTCTGAGCTTCTACAGTATTATCTTGTAATAACCAGACAGTATTAACATTAGGAGTTTGAGAAAAAGCAGAAGATACAGTTACTATTGCTCCAGAAATACTAGAAATAGATTTAGTTTCTACTGTTCCATCAGGTAAAATTACAGATAAAGTTGGATTATTTGTTGTAGGTAAATCTGTTGCAGAAGAATCATCTACTGTTATTTGTGTTGTAGTAGCAGCACTAACTCTTCCTCCTCTTCTTAAACCAGACCTTACAGGGTCTGCAATTTCTATAACTGCTCCAGGTCTAACAATTATTCCAGAGTCTACCGAAGTTGCAAAAGAAACAACCTCTGATTCATTTTGTTCAGCAAATAAAATTGCTTTAGCTAATCTTCGAGCTTGCCCTCTGCTAGTACATGCAAACGCTTTTACCTGTTTTATAATTACTCCAAATTTAGCAATAGCAGCAGTATCTTCATAAACTTCATAATCTATTTCCCTACTATCCATATTGAAATAAGAAACAGAAATTACAGTATTTCTTGTTTTTAATCCGCTTCCTGAATAGCTAAAACCTGCTTCAGTTACATTAGCTAAATTAAATAAATAACTTGCATCTTTAGGACTATCCTGTGCTAATTGAATACTGCCTGCAGACCAGATAGGCATACATCTCATAACACCTGCTAATTCATTAATTAAGCCAAATGCTTCGTTAGAAGATTGAATATTTACGTTGCAGCTAAATCTAGCTTCCTGACTGCCTAAACCATCTGAAACTAAAGTATTTGCAAATTTACTAGCAGTTACAAATGAAAATAAATCAAGTGAACTATCGGTAATATGATTTCCAAAGCCATATCTTGTATCTGTTAAAAGGTCAAGTAATATCATTGCTGGGCAAGAGCACCATTGAGCAGCCCCCATAACTCCATTAAATATATAGCCATCAGGATAAATAATTCTTCCTGTTGCACTGTCAATACTTGGAGTTCCTGAGCTATTTGCTCCTGCTCCAGGAATCCTTACTTTTATTCCTCTAATACGATATTTTCTTGTTGGAATTGATTGAAATTGCATTGAATCCAATCGAAGAGAAGCATAGGCACTATTTGCATAAGTAGAAGCATCATCTATTATTTCTGCAAAACTTGTCCATATAAAAGCATCTATTAGTGTAGAACTTGTACTATCTGCAGTAACTCTTGTAACTCTTATATCAGCTGGAAATGTTCCTGTTAAATTTATTCGATAATCTCTCTGATAGGCATCAGCAGTTCGACCAGTAATAGTATCTGAAATTACATCTGTAAAACCACCAGAATTATATTGAACAGATATTTTCAAAGAAACAGAAGAACCTAATAAATCTCCTTTATCTGTAGCTTTTTGTAATTGTGGAAATGTGATAGTTACATTAACTGCATCTACATCTGAATTAGTAATTTGTCTTGTAACAGGAGTAGAAGCTGTAACAGTGCTTCCTACAGCTGTTATAGAAGAACTACTTTCGATACCAGGTATTTTAGTTTGGTTAGCAGTTCCAAAACGTGGATTAAAAGTAACATCTTGAAAATTAAAATCTGTAGTTGCTGGACTAGCAGAATTAGCAGTAGATTTTAAAACAGGAGTATCGTTTAAAAAAACATCTTTTAAAGCAGCATTATTATAAGCAGTTGTTCCCTGTGTTCTTCCTTCTTTTGAAGCACTTGCAAAACCTTCTATTTCTCCTTCAGAAATTAAATCTAATAAAGTAGCAAAACTTCTACTATGTAAATTATCAGGTGTTCTTGTAGGTTGCGGTGGTGGTGGTGGGCTTCCTCCGCCTGAACCAATAATTTTTTTTGGTAATTTATCTGTCATGCCTGTACCTGTTGAGTGTCAACTGCTCCACTGATAACCACTGAGCCAGTTATTATTTCTCCAAAAACTAAAGGTACTGGAGTTCCTGCTCGTGATGTATTTTGAGTTCCAGAAAAACTAAATGAAAGTTGTGGGTCCTGTTCAGAACTAAATCCTTCAAATTTTGGTAAAGGAAATAACATTTCACTAACACCAGATAAAACTAGCGAAGCACCTACAGCACTTGTTAAAGTTCCTAATCCAGTCATTATTGCATTTCCTGCAGTAAATCCTGTCATAGTAGTTCCATATGCAATTTTTCCAGAAGCACTAACAGTTCCAAACATACCTGCTCCAGGAAAAAGAAAAGATGCTCCTATTAAAGCTGCACCTAATAAAATTCTACCTGTACTCCCTCCAGCTCCAGATATTACAGGAATAAAATGAATATCTTCCTGACCTATAGGAAAATTTATTTCTTCTTCTGATATTGAATAATTACCAACTTTAACCTGATAATATTTTGGATTCATATATTTTTCTACCTGCGGAAAATTATTTACTAAAAAACTTACTGCTTTTGATAAATTATCTACTTTAATTTCAAATTCTTTATGACCTATAAATTCTGCAAGTTCGCCATATAACTTAAGTTTACGCAACATAACGATACCTCCCACCAGTTGATTTTAATAACCATTGAGAATATGGTTCTCTACAAGATAGTCTATCTGTTAAATGATGCAAAACATCTCCATCTATAAAAATAGCTACATGATTTAAACCAGGAGAACCAATAGACATTAATAAAGCATCACCATTAATTAATTTTTCTTCTGGTCTTAATTCTCTAAAACCTGTACGCCAAGCACAACTTTGAAATAAAGGATTTAGTAAAAATTCTTCTGGTCTTGTTGGTCTATCCCAGTCTTTAAGTTCAATATTTTTTTCTTGTTTATACCAATCTCTAACAAGGCTCCAGCAATCAGAAACACCCCATACCCATTGTCTGCCTAATAAAGGTGCTTTAAATCCAGTTGGTTTTAAATCTGCCCATGTTTCTGTTTTAGGATTAACAATATGCCAAGGCAAATTACTTTGTTCACATGCTACTCTATCGGCTTGTGATGGCTCTGGAGGTGTTATTGGGTGTGAATGTATTATTGCTATTATTTCGCCTATTGAATCAGCTTTTACATAATCTTCTGGGTCTAGAATAAAGCATTGATGTGAAGTTAAAGATAAATTTCTACAGGGAAAATATTTTTCTTTTCCTCGAATATTCAATAAAAGACCACAAGATTCTTTAGGGTCTTGTTCTTTAGCATGAGCAAGTGCTTGATCTTTCCAGTTCATGCAATAAAAGTACCGATTGAAGGAAATTCTGTTCTAGTACATTGTCTTTTAGGTGCTCTTATTCCTGCTAAATCAAAAACAGCAGCAAGTTCAAATTGGACTACATCTCTATTTTCTGCTGATTTTCTATCTATTGTATATATTTCCTGCGGAAATTCTGCAGTAGGGTCTGGTGTTCCTAAAGGATTTGTTTGTTGAGTAGTAGTAGTTATTGTTTCCTGAGTAGTTGTATTTGGATTATTCATAGTAATTGTATTACCCATACCATTTCCATGAACTGTACAATAATATCTTAAATCACTAGGAGCACTAGGATAAGCAGGCTGATAAGTAACTGTAGCTCCTGCATTTCCAGCAGTTCCAGAAACAGTTGTAGTCTGTGAACCTCCTGCATCTGATTTTATTGCTAGAGGGTGTCCACTATTAGAAGAATCTGATTGGTCAAAAATATAAGTAGAACCTCTTTTCATAGTTATAACTGGATTATTTACACCATTAATTCTAAAAATATTTCCGCTTCCTGGATTATGAACAGTAACTGTATAAGTAACAGTTTCTGCATCAGCAGGATCTGCAATAGTTTCTGTTGTTGTAGTGCTTGTTGTTGTTACTGGAAAATTTACAGCATCAAGATAACGTGCCAAGGTTCTTATTCTTGTCACAGTAGCTCCTGTTAAATCGTTTCCTGTAGTTACCTGATTTACGTTTAACAAAATAGCTGTGATAGTTCCAAGAGCATTACTGACAGTAAGAGTAGGTCTAGGTAATTGACCTTTTGCAAAGGCAAAACCCTCTGCCTCTATTGGCATTTTTAGATATTGATTACCAGCCCAAATAATATCTCCGTTAGCGTTTAGACTCGTTCCATTATGGAATCTATACGTTTGTGCAGAACCATGTAAAGTTGCGTCAGTTGTTAATGTAAATAATTCAATTATTGCTGAAGGATTGATCTTTTGTAGATCAGTAATAATCGGAGCAGTACTCATGGTTCA